GTGGTTTTGTACCTATTGCAAACGAAACAAGTTTTCCTACAACTAACCCAGACGTAAATAACGGAGCTGGAACTATAGTCAGTGTATCAGCATTATCTAGTGCTATTACTACTGGATCAGGAGTCACTACTGCAACGATTGCAAACGGCGCTGGTACTGGAAATACTGTAACAATTACTGGACTTACAGCAAGCACTACCTACCCTGCTGGATTTGGATTCTTAGTAGAAACAACAACTACTACACACACTTACACTTTTCACAGGTTATTACCAAAAGCTACAGAGGTAGAAACTGTTGCTGGTAGTATTGGAAGTGTAAATACTTGTGCAACAAACATTGCAGATATTAATACAGTTGCTGCTGACCTAAACGAAGGTACATCTGAAATAGAAACAGTAGCTAACTCTATAACTAACGTAAACACTGTTGGCAATGCTATAGCTAACGTAAATACAACTGCAACAAACATTGCAAACGTAAATACCACAGCTAGTAACATAACTAATGTTAACAACGTAGGTAATAACATCTCAAATGTTAACTCAGTTCATAGCAATGCAAGTAATATTAACAGTGCTGTTTCTAATGCAACTAATATAAATACTGTTGCAGGGTCTATAAGCAATGTAAATACTGTAGGTAACGCTATAGCAAACGTAAACACAACTGCTGGTTCTATAACCAATGTTAATACTGTTGCTACTAATGTTACTGACGTAAACAACTTTGCAGACCTTTATCAAATATCATCTTCTAACCCATCAACAGATGGTGGTGGTAACTCACTAGCTGAAGGTGACTTATACTTCAACACATCTGCTAATAGATTAAAAGTATATGATGGTGCAAACTGGGTAGACGGTGTTATAGCATCTGGAGGTGGAGCCCAGACAACTGGTGATACATTTACAGGTGACGTTAAATTTAACGACAACGTAAAAGCTCTGTTTGGTACAGGGTCAGATCTTGAGATATTTCACGATGGTAATAACTCAGTTATCCGTGACAATGGAGTAGGTAACTTATTCCTTCAACATGGAACTGTCAGTAAATTTCACATATCAAATACTGGAGCTCAAGTTACAGGTGCCCTAAGTGTAACTAATGGCGTAGGTGTAACTGGTAACATAACTGTATCTGGTAACGTAGATGGTCGTGACGTATCTGCTGACGGTACAAAATTAGATGGTATATCTAGTGGTGCGATAGCTAACGTAGTTCAAGATACTACACCACAGCTAGGTGGTGACTTACAAAGTAATGGTAATGATATTGACTTTGCTGATAGCGATAAAGCAATATTTGGAACAGGGTCAGATTTACAGCTTTACCATGATGGAAGTAATAGTAATGTTAGACATCAAGGGACAGGAAATCTTAATTTAACAACTACTACAGGCAATATTCAGTTACTTGGTAGTAGCGATAAAATGATTGTTGCAGACAAAGATGGAGCCGTAGAACTCTATTACGACAACAGTAAAAGGTTAGAAACTGGTAGCAGCCAAATTACTTTTACTGACGCTCAATTAAAAATTAATCATAGCGGTAACGATGAAAAAATAGTTTTATCCAGTAGTTCTAATCCATATATTGAATTTCATCAAGGCACTACTCCAAAAGGGTATCTTCAATGGAACTCAAATGGTTATATGATTCTACATAATAGAGAAACAAGTAAAGATGTACGCATAGGTGGATCTGGTGTAGAAGTTTTGGATAATACAAAATTTACTGCTGGTAATTCACAAGACCTACAAATTTATCACGATGGCAGCCACTCGCATATTGCAGATACTGGAACTGGAAATTTAAATATTGCATCTAATACAACTGCGATAGTAAATGCTGCTAGTAATGAAAATATTGCTGTATTTAAAGAAAATGCTGAAGTCGAGCTATATTACGACAACAGTAAAAAGCTTGAGACTTCAAGTTCGGGAGTGTCAATAACAGGCGGTGCTACAGCTACAGGTAACTCAGCAATTTTTAAGGCTATTGAGTCAGGTGGAGCTACTGTTGAAATTAGATGTGGTGGATCAGAAGGTTACGTAGGTACAGAAAGTAACCATAAAGTTAGTTTTATAAGTAATGATACTCGTAGATGGCAAATAATGAATGATGGTCATCTTGAACCAAACGATAATAATACTTATGATATAGGTAGTACCTCTCGGAGAGTAAGAAACATCTACACCAATGACCTTCACTTATCTAACAAAGGTTCATCTAATGATGTAGATGGTACATGGGGTGACTGGACAATACAGGAAGGAGAATCAGACTTGTTCTTAAAAAATAACCGTTCTGGTAAAAAGTATAAATTTAATTTAACGGAGGTATCATAATGGCTATTTATTATGGAGATGGTAGTAGCTCCGCTGTTGGTAGACAAGTTCAATTAGTAACTAACACTACAAGCACTTATACGCAGATCACAGCGACTAGTTATCAGGATCTTGCTAATCATTATATTGATATTACCCCTAAAGAAAATGGTAATACTCTTGTTGGCAGTTACACCATGTATCTAAACAATAGAGATAATTCAGTTGATACTCGTATATCATATCAAATTGTAGAAGTTTTTAGTGGAACCAGCACCAGTATATATTATCCTAATTTGAATGAAGGAGTAAATAGTCATCAATGGATTCATATCGCACATAATTCTAGTACAAATGACTTTGACCACTGGATACCAATAACTTTATGTTGGGCATATACATTGCCTAGTTCTGGTCGTGCTGGAAATTCTCATAGATATAAAGTTATGGCTAAAAATAATGGTGGAGATGTTAAAACATTAGGAGCATCTATGATAATACAGGAGATAAACGCATGAGAATAAGATCAGGTGAAGCTATTAAATCTCTTAGACCAAATGCTAAATTTTGTGTAAGTGAAACTGATGGCATTAGAACTTTAAATTGGTTAGATAGTAGTCAAACTAAACCAACTGATTCTGAAATTGATGCAGAAATTGACAGGTTGCAGGGTTTAGAAGCTATGAAGTTGTTAAGACAAAGACGTAGTAATTTATTAGCACAAAGTGATTGGCGAGCAAACTCTGATGTAACTATGTCAAACGAATGGAAAACATATAGACAGGCTCTTAGAGATTTACCTGCATCAGCCACACCAAGTCTTGATTCAAATTATGATTTGGATTTGACATCAGTAACTTGGCCTACAAAACCTAACTAATTATGGCATTAACACAGATAAATAAGGCTGGTTTAGACGAGTTAGCTCTGGATCATGTCTTTACAATAGGTGCTAGCGGTTCTAGTGCCTACACATTTCAAGGAGAAGGGTTGAATGGCACTGTCAACAACCCTACCCTTTACCTTACAAGAGGTAAAACGTATAGATTTGAGAATGGCTCAGGTGGTCATCCTATACGTATACAAAGCACATCTGGAGCAAGCGGTACTGCATACAACACTGGCGTAACTAACAATGCTGGTAGTGGTACAGTTATTGTAGAAGTACAACACGATGCTCCTGATGTTCTATACTATCAGTGTACCAGTCATGCTGCTATGAACGGTATACTATACATTACTGGTGCACTAGCAGACGGTGGTGTAACTACAGCTAAGATTGCAGACGGTGCTGTTACTACAGTTAAAATTAATGCTAGTGCTGTCGTAACTGACTCTTTAGCTACTGATGCTGTAACAGGAGCTAAAATAGCAGATAATGCTATAGATTCTGAACATTACACTGATGGATCTATAGATACTGCTCATATCGGAACAGGTCAAGTTACAGGAGCTAAATTAGCTGCTGGTGCTGTATCAGAAGCTAGTAAAATTGCAGACTCTATTATTACAGGAGCTAAGATTGGCAGTGGTACAATAGCTGCTGGTAATCTTGCTAGTAACTCAGTTACAACTGCAAAAATAGCTGCTGAAGCTGTAACACTAGACAAGTTAGCACACGGCACATCATCTAACGATGGTAAGTTCCTACGTGCAAACAACGGAGCAGATCCTACGTTTGAAACTGTTACTGGTACAACAATAAACAACAACGCAGATAACAGAGTTATTACTGGTTCTGGTACTGCTAATACTTTAGAAGGTGAAGCAAATTTAACTTTTGCGAGTAAAGTTTTAGATTTTCAACAAGGTAACAACTCTGCTAATACTATTAATGGGACATTACAGTTTAGTAATTCCAATCATAGTGTTGCAAAAATTGAAGGTTATACAAGAACAACTGAAGATGACGGTGATATAAGATTCTACACTAAAAATAGTGGAACATTTACAGAAGGATTAAGACTTAGTTTTCATGCTGAACCTAAACTTCAAATGTTAGCTGGAGAGACTGAGATTGTATCAGATGCCACAGAAGCTGCTTTAACCCTTAGAGCAGATCCAGGTCAAAATAGATCTAGTTCTTCTATTAAGTTTGATGTTGACGCTACAGTAAGAGGTAGATTTACTTCTGATGGTTTATGTTTTGGCTCAGACACCGCAGCAGCCAACGCACTTGACGACTATGAAGAAGGCACTTACACAGCAACAATATATGGTTCTAGTACTGGAACTGGTGCTCCTTTTGGAATGAACCCTACTAACTTACGATATACAAAAGTTGGTAGAGTAGTTCATGTTAATGGTAGAGTTTATATTCATAGTTCATCTAATAACCCTACTGGTTATGCAAGAATGTTATTACCTTTTACTTCAGCAGCTGATGGAACTGGTCAAGATGGACACGTATATTCATACGTTTCAAGATATAATGTTTACAGTCCTAACAATGATTGGAATTTAATTTTTGAAGTTACACCTAATTCAACTTATGGAAATTTATTATGGTGTAAGCCGGGTGCAGCTTGGGCATCTATGTCAGCCAATGGCGAAACAAATCAAAACGCTGCATACTATGGATTTGATTTTTCATATACAGTTCCATAGACCGAGCTACGTCTTAAAACTAAGCCTAAACCTGTTTTAATCGGAGATTAATCCTAATGGCATTAGCCGAATCAATCGAATACGACAAGATAGAAGTTGTCGGTCAATACAAAGCGGTACAAGTCCGCAAAGCAACAGTCATCAAAAAAGATGGCAAAGAACTTACAAGATCTTTTGAAAGATATGTACTGCAAGCTGGTACGTTAGATGGTAACAATGAGTTAGTTGATACTGATTTATCAGCAGAACCAGCAGAAGTGTCAGCAATTTGCAATGCAGTCTGGACTACAGATGTAAAGGCTGCATGGAAAGCAAAACTAATAGCAGATAAATCTGGAATGTAGTGGAAATACCCACAATAGTATTGCCAGATGCAATACC